CGAACTGGTGCCAGAGGAAAAATTCTTGGCGAAATTTCTCACACCCACTGAAATGGCATACGAGTGCCTGTCCATAACGGACACTACGGTGGGAAGTATGATGAGGAAAACGGTACCTTAGGCCCCCATTTGGGGGTCAGAGGGCGGTGCAAACTCACCCTCTCCTGTGGGGGGACCCACAGGGCGGGACGACCATCCCGTCACCACTGAATTCTAGATCACTGGATGTGCTCAATCTGTTTGGGGGGACGTGCTGAGGTTATATGCAGATAACCGATAATCATGTCCGCCGTTCATAGGTTGTTTGCGTCGATATCAAGATAGGTGGTAAGGTTACCACCACTAAGGTAAGCATTAGTGGGGGTGTCACATACCAAAGTTGTGAGAGGGGGCCGGCCCTGCAAATCTGTCCTCCCCAACCCAAGAATCAGACACACCATGAACATTGCTAACGTTAAAACAGTTATTAATGAACAGGGGTTTTTGGAAGTACGAAGGGATACCCTACCTTGGTACAAAATCATCGGCATAGCAACTACCGGAGTTGTTGCGAGCTTGGGGCTCGCGATTTGCCGAAAATTCTCGTGGAGTGCGGCTGTAGCTTCCACGAGTGCACTTGCCACACTATACTTATATCGGCGCCCGAAGATGACTGCAGATGAGTCAGCTAGGCAAGACCGAATCGAGGTTGTCAGCACCGCGACTGTTGGAGTTGCAGCAAGCATTGGGCTTGTAGGGTGCCGGAAATTTTCGTGGAGCGTTGTCGCTGCTTCCACGACTGCCTTGGCTGCGTTGTATTTGTATCGTCGACGGAGGATGACGAGAGATCAAGCAGCTCGGGTGGATCGATTCATCCAGGAATACAACAACATCTATGCCAACCAATTGGAGGATGTAAACCAGGATGATGTTTATCAAGTGCACGATGTACAGCTGCCCGCTCAGGACCCTCCAGTGTATGTCCCGAGGAACGCGGCTCGCAGAGTTGGTCCCGTTGTGGGTGGAGATCTCCAATATAAAATGGAGTTGACACCTGCACCAGGTACGATGCTCAAGAAACTTAAGACCGAACCTGTCATGGCACCTAATCGCCTGACTCGTTGGTTAATACATCAAATACAGTCCACGTTTGGAATGGCCCGCAATACTAATGCGAACCACCAAGCAGTTCGACGATACGTCCTGAACCTTGCCCGCGGTGTTATCTGCGGTGGAGAAGGACTTAAAGCTGAAGCTATCGAGAAGGCTATACAATTCTCAACATACCCGAGCCCATCTGCTATCAAAGCCCAGATGGTCGCGGAAGTGGCGTCGCATGTGCGCTACTTTGCTGATGAGACGGCCCCACGGCCCTATCGTCAGGACCCCCCGTCCTGTTAGGGAGGTCTAGTTAAACGTACTGGGTTCGCATGCCCCGTGATCAAGATTGACCCCAATGTTTTTGCTGGTCAATTGCGCGGAGGCAAGCCAATCTGCTTGCCCAGAACTACGTTTAACTGTAAAGTAGATCGATTGCCAAACACTCACACAACCTACGATCAATTGATGCCTCCGGCTCAAGTCGTAGTCCACGATAATACTGTAAATAACGGATTGCGTGCAGTAATGACCAGGGTCTTCAGTGTGAAAGACGCCAACAATCCTGGTAATTATCTTATTTGTCCTGAACCACAGTTGGGGGCATTTGACCAGTTTCGCTCTCTATCGCGGAAGCTAGGTAGTATGGTTCGCGTGCGCGCCCCTGTACCTCTGGAGGATGTATCCTCCATGTACAAGGGAAGCAAACGTGATCAGTACGACCGGGCATACTCGTCATTATGCACAACCCCCCTTTGCAACAAAGACTCCCTTGTACGATCGTTCGTTAAACGGGAGAAACTGGTAGTGACTGCGGGTGTCGAAACGCTGATTAAGCCGGCGGCGTTATCGACTAAGGATCCACGCGTCATCCACCCAAGGGATGTTCGCTACAACTGCCATATGGCTAGGTTCCTCAAACGTAATGAGCATAGGGTTTTCCAAGCAATCAATAGTCTCTACGACGTTGGTGGTCATGGAATACCCACAATCATGAAGGGACTGAATGCCACAGAGCAAGGTGATGCAATTCACCGAGCTTGGGGGCGGTTCCGCGACCCAGTTGGAATACGTACGGACTTCTCTCGATTCGATCAACATGTTTCACGGGAAGCGTTGATAATGGAGCACGATGTTTATCGCGCTATGTTCCGGAAAGCCCAAGGGTTGGGCTTAGCCTCTGCTGAAGAGTATGCAGAGTTGGATCGGTTGTTGAAAATGCAATTGGAGAATCATTGCATTATGTCTCTACCTGATGGTACGATAACCTACAAGACGTGGGGAAAACGTATGTCTGGGGACATAAACACTGGTCTGGGGAATGTAGTCATCGTGTGTTTGACATTATTCGCTTATTTAACACAGATTGGAATAGGAGAAGCAAACTACCACCTCATTAACAATGGTGACGACTGTTGTCTGGTGGTTGAACGGGAATATTTAAAATTAATATGCGAGACCATTGGGGGGTTTTTCATACGGTTAGGCTTTGAGTTGGTCATCGAGGGGGTGTCTGAAGAACTAGAGACGGTTCGGTTTTGTCAGAGTAACCCTATCGAGGTGACACCAGGTGAGTGGGTGATGGTCCGAGACTATAATGTGTCTAGAGTCAAGGACGGAACCAACTTGCGGAGAATGCGCGATAAGGCAGAGTTCGATGAATGGAGATCTGCCATAGCTGGCTGCGGATTAGCACTATGTAGTGGGGTGCCAGTGATGCAGGAGTTTTATCTAGCAATGACGAGGGGGGTAGCACCAGTACATAAGGATGTTTACAGGTGTGGTGCGGACTTCCTTGCACGGGGCATGTGCTCAAGGGTACGTGACGTGAGTGAAAGTGCTCGCGTAAGTTTCTTTATGGCGTTCGGGGTGACACCCGATGAGCAGGAGAAAATGGAAGCGTATTATAGAGGTATCACTATGTCGTTCGAAACCACAGAAGAGTCGGTCTGTGGCGAGGCTGGTGAGTTGCTCGCGTGCTAAAAATGGGGTTCCCGCCCTAACGACCCAAAACGGTGGCTCACCTTAAGCCTTAATAGTTCCGTGCTAAATGGTTTGTCCTAAATGCCGACAGACTACACGGGTCGGCGCACAGTAGGCGGGGATGTATAGTCGGGGTACGCTGACCTGGATCCCATACAACAGCAACAATGACGAAAACAAGAAAACAAAAACAACGCGCGGCAGCTCGTGCCCAACAGCAGGCCCGCGGCAGGAAAGGCAAGAAGCAAGCTGTCTCCGTACGGAGACAAGAATCGCAAACCTACACGGTACGCACCACGAATGCACCCGTTGCTCGTGGTGCGGTCAGCAAGAACACAAAGGCTCCACGTATGGAGGCTTCTGCTGACGGTATCGTAATCAAACACAAGGAACTCTGGAACCTAGTTTCGCATCCAATCTCAAACACGTTCAACGCGTTGTTTTGTGAAGTGAACCCTGGTTTAGCCTCTGTACCAGCGGGCGGTGATGATACCGGTCCGTTCACATGGCTTCCCAACATCGCACGTAACTACACGAGGTATCGTGTGAAGAAGATGAAGGCAGAGTACATTCCAACAAGTGCCACAAGTGCTGATGGCACAGTTGGTATGGTCAACCTATACAACGTGAATGGTAACGTGCCCTCCACCATGGCTGAAGCGATAAACTCATATCGGTCCGTTAGCGGCCCGACATGGCAAAAATCTTCGCTCGATCTCGTGACACACGGTCAAATGTCACAACCCATTAACGGGCGCTTAGTACGAGATGCCACTATTGGCACCAACGCCAAGCCAGATTACGATTTTGGCAAGTTGGTATTCTTCTCGGAATGCCCTATCAATGGCCAACCTCTCGGCCAGTTGTGGGTGAATTATGAGATCGAATGTTCCATACCTGTCGCATAGGGACTCGCCCCGCCGCCGTCCCTACCCATTGGTTTGATAGGGGAGGTCCTGTGGTATGCAGGCGTGCCGAATACCTGGGGGAGTGATTATCTCCCCTGTTTTGGCGGCTACTACCTTATAGCAGACTACCCTGACCTGTATTTCAAAATCGGGTTAACATACGGTATTCCAATAGATCCAAATTACTTTGCCATTCCAGATTTTACTGGTGGTAGATTTGTTAGATCAACACCGTTGGATAACGAAACACCTGGTGTTCTACAAGGAGACGCCATTGAATCACATACCGTATCCATCAACGATCCTGGCCACACACACGAAGGTAGTGACCAAGAAATTAACAACTGTACCACTGGGAGTGGGGCACTCATTGGCCATGCAGTCAATGGCGGCTACTCGGGCATAGGACAATCGGCCTACCCTACTGTTAAAAACGCCCTTACAATGATTACGGCGGAATACGTCGGCGCTAGCGAAACACGACCAGTCAACATTTCGTTGATTCCATTGATTCGTGCGCGCAACGTTGTAATGTTTTAAGACCCACCACCTAAGGCAAGTGGACAAAAACTGCAACTGGGGATAGGCCCCGAATTTAACAAAAGACCAAATAAGTCTATAAACTTCGAAATTAATACTACTACGTGCGAGCCTTTGGGCGGGCTACACTCAGCCAAAAGGGGTGGTGCAAACCACCTGAGGTATACAAAAGTGACTGTTAGCACGGGTAGGAAGCTGGTACGAGACCGAAAAATATTTTGTCCGCGACATACCAATTCGCGGCGATAAGGGTGGATCCCTAGGCGAAAAACGCCGAACCGAATGCATACGCGAAAGCGGGGCGCCCCGACGGGGATAGTGCACTCGGATACACAAAATCAATAGCAG